GTAGTGATGCTGGCGTTGTGGTAGCGCCGCTTGAGCTCTTTGGCCTGCTTGGGAGGGTCGTAGACCAGCATCTTGCTGGCCCTTTTGCACCTGTCCCAGAACTTGGCAAGTCCCGGCGGTGGGGCGGTGAAGTACACCTGTGCACGCACCGCGCGCAGGCCACAGTCAATGGTGTTCTTGAGCAGGCCATTGTAGACATCTATGTTGTACTGGGCCTCTCCTTCAATCACGTACGTGACAAGGCAATTGAGCGTGTCACGGTCAGTGAATTTCCGACTGACGCATTCGTGCTTATCGCTCTGGAGGCGGAAGGTGTAGCTCCGCCAGTCACTGAGGATGACAACGGGACGCGACATATGAACACCGGTAACAAAAATGCCGGTTAATGGCGCGTTCGCCCTTATAAAGGGTAGGTAGTAGACTGGGTCTGAGCCCATCCACACCGCGTTGTCCTTAGTGAAGGCGAGAGCGGTTGTCTCACCCGCCACTCTGAGCAGATGCATTAGGGGCTCCTTTTCTATGTAGCGAGCCAAATCATCCGTGATGGGCGTATTGCTGCCCCAGGCGCAGTGCATCGTGCCGCGGGCTGTGGAAGCGAAGGATGCATAAGTAGCACCCGCTTTCTCGGCGTTGTGTAACTGGCCGAGCGCAACAAGGGCCTGAGGGTCCTTGTCCAACTTCCAGTCCGCAAGGCGCTTCTTGGCGTGGTCTGTCCAGCCCTTGGCCAGCGGCGTACTCGCCCTAATCACGAAGTCCCCGCTGGTTACAAGGCGGGTCGCAGCATTGGCCATGCTGTTGCGCAGCTTACTGGCACCACTGGCCAATGATCGTGCCAGTGGCGTCTCGGCAAATCTGTCGAGAAGGGACTTGGGCTGGGCCATTTGGGCGCCATCACCCACATCTGCAGGGGACGACAAAACGTCCCCACTAACGCTGGCTAGGCCAGCAGCGGGCTTGTCCGCGACCTTCTGGCTGGCGCCATCAGGTCCATCTTCGACCCGACACACAGTCGGATCACTTTCGGCGCCAGAGCCATTGTCATGGCTTGGCGCACCGTCTTGGCCGGACACATAGTCCGACCCCCCCAGCGACATACGCTGGGACTGTCCATCCTGCGGCAGGTCACCCGAAGGTGCCTCCGAGGAGGACGCATCTGATGTGAACAAAATCACATCACCTGCTTTCTTTTGCT